GTAAATATAGATAAAATAAAAGAAAAAATATTTTCCCTTAAAAATATATTACCACAATTTCTTATTTTAGACGATTTCACATCATCACAGTCTGAAACTATATATAAAACAATTTTAACTTTAAATATTGAAGGCCATATCTTTATTAAAGATTGTGATAATTATTTTAATACAGAAATTATTGCTAAAAATTACGTATGTACATCATTATTGTCAGATAATATAAATCCTATAAATAAAAGCTATATAACTTTAGATAAGTTTGAAACTCTTAACGGAATAATTGAAAAAACTGTTATTGGTAATGAATTTTGTGTTGGTGGCTATTCATTTATTAGTGCCAAAGAATTCGCAGAAACGTTTGAATATATTTATTCTTTAAATAATATTAAAACTAATGAAATATACATTAGTCATATTATCCAACAAATGTTATTAACTAATAAAGTTTTTGATGTGTCTAAAGTGGATAATTATAAAGATTGGGGAACGTATAAAGATTGGCAAAAATATATTAAAACTTATAGCACTATTTTTATAGATCTTGATGGTGTTTTGTTCTATCAATCTTCAGAATATTTCTATCCACAATGGGGAGAGTCAGATGGTTTAATAAACAATATTGATTTAATCAATAAATTATTTGAAAATGGAAAGAATACTATAATATTAACTACCTCTCGTAAAAAAGAATATGAACAAATAACATTAAATCAAATAAAAATATGGAAATTAAAATATCATCAAATAATATTTGATTTGCCTCATGCACAAAGAATATTAATAAATGATTTTTCTAATACCAATACTTTTCCATCGGCTATAGCTATAAATTTACATAGAAATAATGATAATTTAATTGATTTTTTAAATCAATAATATAAAGGAAATAAAGGAAATAAAATGACATCAGATATTAATGGAACAGTAATAGCAATTCAAGGAAATGCTGTTCAATCGGGGTCTTTAGGCTCTAATAATGACGGTTATGTATTAACTTGGAAAGATGGTGATAATCAGTGGGAAGCAAAACCTTCTGTTGGATTACAATCTCAAGCTTTTACTTCTAATGGAAATTGGACTTGTCCAAACAATGTATTTAATGTATGGATTGATGGATTTGGTGGTGGTGGAGGTGGCAGCACAGGCGGAACTGATGGCGACTCAGGATCTGGTGGAGGAGGCTCTATTCAAGTGTTTAGTTGTGTTACAGTAAATCCAGGAACCTCATATACTATAACTATAGGTGATGGCGGATCTGGTGGTATTTTTTTTGGAGGATCTGGATATCCTGGAAATGATGGCGGGACAACGTCTTTTGGTACTCTTTTTTATGCTCGTGGAGCCGGAGCAGGACAATATAATGTAGGAGGTTTAGTTTCTTCTGGTGGAACATGGAATGGCGGAACTAATATTTCTGGAACAACTGGTACCGCTTTCCCAATTTCTGGATCTGGAGGCCCAGGCGGAGGAGCCGGATACGGCCCAGGACCTAATACAGGAAGTATTAATAACTATGGTAATGGATTATATAGTGGTGGAAGTATTGGAATAATTTCTGGCATTTATCACGGCGGATCTGGCGGGGGTGCAGGACCTCAAGGTAATGGTGGAAACGGCGGCAATGGAGGAGGGGTTAATGGAGCTTCCGCAAATAATAACAGCGGAGCAGGCGGAGGCGGTGGAGGGTCTGGAGGATCAAGTGGTGGAAATGGTGGTGCGGGAGGTTCTGGGCAATTAAAAATTTCTTGGATAGGATAATGAAAAAGTTTATTTGCGGCGTCTACAAAATAACATCTCCAACCAACAAAGTATATATTGGACAATCTTATAATATACTTTCAAGATGGAAATATTATCAAAAGCCCAAAGATAAATTAAAACTTAATCAACCTAAATTATTAAATTCTCTTAAAAAATATGGTTGGGAAAATCATAAATTTGAAATTTTATTAGAGTGCTCTAAAGAATTACTGGATACATACGAAATATTATTTATTAATGAGTATAATTCTTATAACATTGATCATGGTATGAATTGTACTTTGGGTGGTGAAAGTAATAAAGGCAGGATAGTAAGCGAGGAATCTAGAAAGAAAATTAGTGAATCTAGCAAAAAGGGATGGCAAAAAAGACGTGATAATGAAACGGCTAATTTATCAAATAAACATAAGGAAAATATAAGCGCATCCTTAACTGGTAAAAAGCATTCTTCAGAAACTATCAAGAAGATGAGTAGACCACGCTCTGAAGAAGGAAAAAAGAATATGCAAATTACTCATTCAGAAGAGGCAAATAAAAATGTAAGCGTTGCTATTACTGATTGGTGGAATGATAGAAAATCAAGCGAATCTTATAATTCTGAGGAAGAAAAAAGAAAACGAAGTGAGCGACAGAAACAAGGCTGGATTACAAGAAAAGCTAATAAGGACAGTAAATGAAAAAATTATTTACATTAGGAAAGCTATATATTTCTGACTTTCTCGAAAAAGATGAAGCTCCCCGCCACCCGCCTGTAGAAATGAAATTATTATTAGATGATAATGGTTCGGTAAAATTAGAAAAATTGGCGCCACTCGATATGATGTACGGAATTCGTTACTGGTATCGCAGCGGAATTAATAGCTCTATGAAAAAAGAATTAAATAATATTGTTAATTCTATTTTAGATATTAAACATCTAAATAAAAATGATGTTTGGCTTGATATCGCCTGTAATGATGGAACTTTACTTAGTTTTTTGCCTAAAGAATTAATAAAAATTGGAATGGACCCTGCCGATAACTCTTATAAAGTTGAGTCCGAAAAATATGCTGATTGTATCGTTCAAGATTATTTTAGCGCTAATAACTTTAAATCTACCAAGTTTGGACATCTTAAAGCCCAAATAATAACTTCTATTGCTATGTTTTATGATTTAGAAAATCCCGAAAAGTTCATTCAAGATATATCTGAAATATTAGATGATAATGGATTATGGGTTTTACAATTAAGTTATACTCCACTTATGATTAAACAATTAGCCTTTGATAATATCTGTCATGAACATATATATTATTATTCTTTATTTAATTTAAAAAAATTATTTGAAAATAATGGATTTAAAATTATTGATTGTCAATTAAATGATATAAACGGCGGATCATTTAGAGTATATGCTATGAAAAATACAGCAGATATTAAAACATTCGCTACTCAACCTTATCGTGATGTATGTAATATGCGAATAGCTTCTTTATTAGAATATGAAAAATCATTAAAACTTGATAAAGTTATCACTTGGAAAAAATGGTTTAAACAAATTAACGAATTAAAAACCCAAACCGTCTCTTTTATTAAAGAAGCTAAAAATAGTGGAAAAACAGTTTGGTGTTATGGAGGGTCAACAAAAGGTAATACCTTACTTCAATATTTTGGATTAGATAATACTTTAATTGATGGTATTGCCGAAAGAAGCCCCTATAAGTTTGGTTTAAAAACCGTGGGCACTAATATCCCTATTTATTCAGAAGAAGAAATGCGAAAAGTAAAACCAGATTATTTGTTGGTTTTACCTTGGCATTTTATTAATGAATTTAAAAATAGAGAAGCAGATTATTTAAAAAATGGTGGCAAAATGATTGTTCCTTGCCCTAAGTTTGAAATTATAGAAAGATAAGATAGACAATTTCCTTACCGAAAATTATGAACTTAATTATAGGATCAACTTCACAATTATCACATTATTTTCCAGATGACTATCTGAGGTTATCTTCCAGAAATATAGATCTTAACTATCTTAAAAATCAAAAATGGCAATCCATCTATATTACTTTTGCCGAACAACGCATTTATAACAATAATATTGATTATATTAATCCTAATTATTTTTATACCTTAAATATAATTAATAGTTTAATTGATAATTGTGATAAAATTGTTTGTTATGGTAGCTGTATGCTCTGGGAAAAATTAACAGGAACTATAGATATTAAAACTGTTCCAAATTTTTATCTGCAAAATAAAAGTTCAGAATATACAATATCTAAATTATTATTATGGAATAAAATAAATCAATTAAAAATAATTGACCAAAAATATAATAAAGTTATATTTTTACATCCTTTTTATTTCAATTCTGTATATCGCTCTCAATATTTTTTATTTGGCAAAATTTTTGATTCCATTATTAATCATAAAAAAGTTAAAGTAAATAATTTAGATTTTAATAGAGATATGGTTTCTCCACAATTTATAGTGGAAAAAAGCCTTGAATTAAAACAAGATGCTTTACTTAGCTCTGGTAATCTATTTAATGTCAAAACTTTTATTAAAGATTTATATCATTTGAATAATATGAATTATAATGATTATCTTGAAGAAGATTTATCAATCCCGGCCGATAATAAATTACAAATTGTAGGTAAAGTAAATTGGAATTATAATTATGAAAACCTTCTAAAAGATACACAAAATGATATATTAACTATAAGGAAGATTTTATGAACACTATTGGCAATTTAATAGATCAACTTACTATAGTTAATATAAAGATATGGATGGCAGAAGATATTAAAAGAAATCCTAATGCTTCTGATAAAGAAATTGCTAATGCTACTAAATTAACTAATGTTGCTAATCAACAACGTAATGATCTTATTCAGGAAATTGATGAAAAACTTAATTATATGACTGAAACTGGAGAATTGCAAAAACTCTATAAACAGGGCTCGTCTAAAATGTATGGAAAGCTTAAATAATGATACCTATTTATAAACCATTTTTACCAGTAAAATCATTAGCTTACGCTCACGATGCTCTGGACTCAACTTGGATTTCTTCTTATGGAAAGTATATACAAATAGCAACGGAAAAATTACAAGAATTATTTAATATACCATATGTGCTTTTATTAAATAATGGAACCAGCGCTTGTCATTTAATGGCTAAAGCTTTAAATAAAAAAGTTAATAAACAACCTCATAAAGTATTATGTCCTGATAATGTATATGTCGCCGCTTGGAATTCTTTTTTATTTGATAAAGGTCAATTTGAATTGATAACGGTTAAAACTGACCTTGATACTTGGAATATTAGTTTAAATGATTTAGATGATAAACTATCATTATATCCTGATGCTTCAGTTTTAATAGTTCATAATATTGGGAACATTATTAATGTTCCAGAATTACAAAGAAAATATCCTAATACTTTATTTGTAGAAGACGCCTGTGAAGGTTTATTAGGTGCTTATGAAAACAGATATACTGGGACTGCAAGTTTTTGCTCCAGCATCTCATTTTTTGCTAATAAGACTTTAACAGCTGGCGAATCGGGAATGCTAATGACTAGCGATCAAGAAACTTATCTTGACGCCAAATGCGTCCAAGGACAAGGACAATCAAATAAACGATTTGTTCATAATGAATTGGGTTATAATTTTAGAATTACTAATATCCAAGCCGCTATTTTATGCGGGCAATTAGAAATTGCTAATCAAATTATTGAATTAAAACAAAATATATTTAATAAATATAGAACTGCTTTTAGCAATAGAAATGATGTATTAATTCAAAATCAAGCAAATAATACAGAACACGCTAATTGGATGTTTGGATTGCGTTTATTAAACAATAAAGATTATGATAAAGCTAATAATTTTTTCACTAGTCGCAAAATAGAAATAAGGCCTATGTTCTATCCAATTACAGAACATAAACATTTAAAAAACAATAATAATATATTAATAGATAATTGTCAAAATGCTAGATTGCTTAATCAACAAATTATTATTTTGCCAAGTTATCCTGAATTAACAAATGATGAACAAAATTATATTATTGCTACAGTGGAAGAATATTTAAAATATTTGTGATGGAAAAATATATGATATATAATTTTGAAGAAAGTTGAAAGGAATAATGCAAACAGCTATACTTACAGGAATAACAGGACAAGTCGGTAGCTACATGGCTGAAATCCTTTTAGAAAAGGGATATAAAGTTTATGGAATAAAAAGAAGAAGCTCTTCTATTAATACAGACCGTATTAATCACATATTTAATAATCCTAATTTAAAATTAGAATATGGAGATACAACTGATTATGCCTCTATTTCAAATATAGTGGCTAAGATAAAACCAACTTTATTTATTAATTGTGCAGCACAGTCTCACGTAAGAGTGAGTTTTGATGCTCCTATTTATACAATGGAAGCAACTGGAAATAGCGTTCTAAACTGTTTAGAAGCTATTAGAACTCATAGCCCAGAAACCAGATTTTTAACTATGTCAAGTTCTGAAATGTTTGGAGGAATTAAAGGAACTGAGCCACAAAATGAATTAACTCCATTTCATCCAAAAAGCCCATATGGAGTTGCCAAGGTAGCTGGCTATTATAGCGTAATAAATTATAGAGAGGCTTATAATTTATTTGCTTCTAATATAATTGCTTATAATAACGAATCGTCTCGACGAGGAGAGACATTCTTAACGCGCAAAGTAACGCGAGCCGCCACACGTATTAAATTAGGATTGCAAGATAAGCTTTATTTAGGAAATTTAGAGGCTAAAAGAGACTGGTCGCACAGCCTCGACATATGCGACGCAATTTATAGAATTATTACGGCAGATAAACCTGGCGATTACGTTGCTGCCAGTGGCGAAACACATTCAGTGAAAGAGTTTGTTGAAATAGTATTTTCAAAATTAGATTTAGATTATTCTAAATATATAGAATTTGATCCTATTTATCTTCGTAAAACAGAAGTAGATATATTATTAGGAGATGCTTCCAAAATTAAAAGAGAACTTGGTTGGGAGCCAAAATATACTTTTGAACAATTAATTGACGAAATGATTAAATCAGATATGGAATTAGCACTTAAAGAAAAAATAATCAAGGATCATAGCAAATGAGATTGTTTATCACTGGTGGCAATGGCTTTTTAGGAAGTCATATCTTAAATGAATTAAAAAATACTAATATTGATTATTTAGCTCCCACGTCTAAAGAATTAAATATATTAGATGGAAACGCTTTAAATCATTATATAATGAATTATCAACCTGATAGCATCTTACATCTCAGTGCTCGATGTGGTGGCATTTTAGCTAATAAAAATAGCCCGGCAGATTTTTTGAGAGATAATACACAAATGGCACTTAATATTTATGAAAGCGCCAGATTATATGAAATCCCATATGTTTATTCATTAGGGTCTGTTTGTATGTATCCAGTTAATTGCCCAATACCATTTAAAGAAGATGACATTTGGAATGGGGCTGCAGAAATTACTAACTTCCCATATGGTCAAGCTAAAAGAACACTTATGATGTTAGGGCAAACATATAGACAACAATATAATGTTGGTGGAGCACATTTAATCCCTATTAATCTTTTTGGTCCAAAAGACCATTTTGATTTAGTTAATAGTCATGTTATTCCAGCTTTAATTAATAAGTTTAATCATGCGGCTATTAACAATTTGCCAACGGTAGAATGTTGGGGCTCAGGAAATGCTTGTCGTGAATTTGTTTTCGCACGAGATTGTGCTCAAGCTATCGTTAAAGCTATCACAACTAAATTAGATACCAATCTACCAATTAATTTGGGAGTGGGTAAAGATATTTCTATTAAAGAATTGGCAAAATTAATTGCCAAATTAACTAATTATAAAGGTAAAGTTGTTTTTACCGGAGCCGTTTCTGATGGCCAGCCTAAAAGAGTTTTAGATGTTTCTAGAGCCAAAGAACTGTTGGATTGGCAGGCCTCTACCTCTTTGGAGGAGGGCTTAAAAGAAACTATCGCTTGGTATCGTCAAACATTGAAATCAGTCTAATTGAGACCGTCTTTTAATAATAACAACTTCAGGACTAGATTTTAGTTCTGGCTCAACACCACATTTGCGACATTTAACTTTTCTATTAACGGCATATTCATTGCCAATGATATCAACTTCGCCCATACATAATTTACATTTTAATATTTTCATCAGATAAATGCCAATAATTTTTTAAGTTTAGGATCTAAATGTTTAGTGTCAATTTTATATTTAGAATTGTTCTTAACAAATGTTATAATTTCTTCACGACAAGAATTCAACATATCATCTTTAAATTGGTGAGTTTTTAAGTTAAATGTTAATCTGGAAAATCTAATTATATTTTGTTTATTGGCTCGGTCCCAATCAACATAAGCCAATCTTGATGATTTAGGATTACAAAATATTTGTATATTTTCTTGTTTATCTTCATAAGTAAATGGAACTTCTGAATATGGCAAAACCCATAAGCCATATGAATGGCGATAAAACATTAATTTTGTATAAGATTGATTAATCTCTTTAGATCTAAACTCATGCCCGCTAAATACTCTGGTATCTGGATATGCTTCTTTGACTGCTTTAAACTTTGCTAAAGTGAGTTCTAAATTAGCTATAGAACTCATAATGGTAGGGGATCTCATACCCCTATATATAACTGACGAAGCTTCGTATTGAAAACAAACAGCTATAAATTAATCTTCAAATAATTTTGAAGAATATATTTAATATTGTTTTATAATTTTTTATCAAAATCTCTTAAAAGAGATAAAGCATATTCTTTTAAATCAGGAGAAGGATCGGTTTTAGACATTATTTTTAATCTATCTAAAATGTCAGATGGCGGGCGTTTTTCCAAATAAAAATCTGATAAACCAGTCATAGCACCTTCTCTTACCAAGGCATGAACGTGTTTCAATAGTTGTCGTAAGGCAACTAAGACAATTTGTTCATCTCTTACTTCGCTTCCTAAAAGTTCAGCCCCAAGTGCTAACATATGTGTATCGGCATTGGGGCTGGTTATAATGACAGCCAATTCTTTTGGACTGTTTTGGGCTAATTTTTTAAGTTGAGCTACGGAATAATTCATGGTAAATTATAATCCGATTTAAAATAATTTATTTTTGCTGACACCTGAACAATCTCCTTTGTTTCCCAAATTAAAGCTGAAAGCTTGCCTCCAAAGCAAGCCCCAGTATCAAGCCCATAACATTTAACGCCGGGGGCCACTTCCTCAATCAAGGGATATTCTAATGAATGGACATTATGTCCATATACTACTGATTTAGGCCCTGTCCAAAACTCAGTCCAAAATCGAGCTCCCGTCTTCTCTTTACCTAAATCAGCAATCTTTTTAAGACTAATAAACTTTCTATTTTGATCAGTATATCTTAAATATAAGAGATCTTCTCTGGTTTGATTAGAAATAGAAACCTCAGGTTTTAATCCGGCATGAACTGCAATGACATCATCAAATTCTAAATATAAAGGCATATTAGCAATATAATTAGTGTCGGCTTCGGAAAAATTCTTATAATAATCAGCCCGATCATAGACATCATTTCGACTGCCTTGACTACGATACCATTTTAAATATTTAGCTTCGTGATTGCCAAGCAAACACTCTAATTCCATTTCTCTGGCTCTTTTAACCATTTCTACAGAAAAAGGACCCCTATCAATAAGGTCTCCAAGCAATATTAATCTATCATTTTCTTGAGAATAATTTAATTTGTTTAATAATTCTTCAAACTCATTAAGGGTTCCGTGAATATCCCCTACAAATATTGTTCTTATTTTATCTCCCATGCTCCCCTAAACATAATTACTTTGTCTTATTGCGTCAAGTGCCTGGATAATTTTTCTCCATAGCTAACTTAATAATTTGTTGAAATCTTTCAGGATTTTTTAAAACGACGGCTGCATCATGCCTGACATTAGGATTATAATGTTTAAAATTTCCAAGATGGCCAATATGTAAATGACATTCTTTACGAGACATACATAAAGTAATAAGATTATTAGTATCTAACTCTAAAGCTGGATTAATATGAAATGGTTCAATATGATGAGCATTTAATCTTGTTTTACTACCACAGGCTTCACAAGTAGGATGTGCCTCTAAAAAATGTTGTTCAACTGCTCTCCATTTTCCAGATCGTTGAGTTCCAACTTTGACATCCCGTAAAGTATGTTTAACTAAATTAAAACCGTGTTGCAATAGTTTAAACATATTAAAATACTAAATTATTCCATTAATAAAAATACCTTCATTTTTGATTTTTTAATAGATTTAGCAAACTTTTTAATCTCATTAACGTTATTTAAATCTAAAATGGCTTGTTCAATTTTATCAATATTAGCTGTTTTAATTTTTTCAGCAAATAATCTCATATAAGTAAATGATTTGCTGGCAATAATTAAATCTTCAATTTCTTCTAACTCTTTGACTGAATTTAATCTTTTAGCT